ATGGTACAGCAAGGGGATTCGCTGACAGTGGGTGATGTCTGTACGGCATACCTGGAGGGGCACGTCGAGCGCAACCGCAAATCGAAGGGGGCGGCCGAGGTTGCCCGAATGTTCAGGACGATGATCGGGGATATCGCCGAGCTACCGGCCGCTGAACTGACGCGCGAGCGCGCATTCAGCAAAATTGATTCATTTCGCCATGTTCCGGTGCAGGCGTCAAAGCTTCGTCTCGAGCTGGGAGCAGCATGGGACTATGCGCTCGACGCAGGTCGGTTACCGGAATCGGCACCGAACTGGTGGCGTCAGATTATGCGGGGCCGGCTGCGGAGCAATGGTAGGCGGATCAAGGGGCAGCCGATTGGAACCGTAAAACGGTTCCTGAGCGACGCTGAGGCGGGGATTCTGATCAGTTGGCTGCCGAACTTCAGCCGCAACGTCGAAGATGCGTTGACGCTGTACCTCTGGACCGGGACGCGTGGCGTCGAGATTAGTTCAATGGAGGGGTCGGAGGTCGTCGCCGAGCCGGACGGCCTGTGGTGGACGATTCCCAAGGCCAAAACGAAAAATGCCCGGCACGAGAATGCTACAGATCTGCGGGTGCCATTGATCGGGCGCGCGGAAGCTATCGTACGTCGACGTATTGAGCGTTATGGCAACGGGTGGTTATTTCCCGCAGAGCGGGGCGGTCATATGGAGCAAAAGGTGTTCGGCCAAGCGGTCCATTTCCATATGCCCTACAGTGAGACGCGGCCGGAACAGGTTCGGCCGCGCCTTCCCGTCACGCATTGGGCTCCACACGATCTGCGGCGGACGGCACGCACGATGTTGGCGGCGCTCGGGTGCCCGTACGAGATTGGCGAGGCGATTGTCGGACATAAGTTGCCGGGCGTCGGCGGCGTTTACAACCGGCACAATTACGATAAAGAGCGTCGATATTGGCTGGCGAAGTTGGATACGAAGCTGGAAGAACTTGCCAGACTCAATTCGTGTTCCCTTTCTCCAAGCAAGCCCATTGCAACGCGGTAGAGGGTGCTATCGCGTTCCTTCTCAGCGGAGGCCGTTGCCGCGAGGTAATGGCAGTACGAGCGGTGCAGGTGGCCGAGTCGCTTCTGTTGCGCGTAAGGTGAGATCGCGTGTTACATGATCGACTCGTATTCGACGTGGCGAGGCGTTTCCGATTTTCTGTGCGGCGCCGCCATTTTCTGAGCACCACTCTAGTGATCAAAATTAAGCCTGAATCTATCCCTAATGATCTACGGAATGTTGAATAATCTTGTCGGTTGCTGACTTGGAGTGTCTGATATAAAAACAGTTTTGAAAGGCGTAGTTTTTGATCTATTTTTAATGTGCGTCGCCGCGATGCTCTCGAAATTGGTGCAATGCAGGATGAGGGCTTTAGATTATTTTATTGTGAGAGTGGTAAGGTGTCGGCGCGCGACGTGGGGCAGGCTTGTGGAATAATGCGCAACATTCGTTACATTTTGATGAGAATTTGATTTATCTGTGACATGGCGGATGAGTTGAGTACCATCTGGAGCGTTGGGTGCGGCCTATGCTTTCCATTTCTCTATGGCGTGCATAAGGCCTCCAAGTGAAGAAGCGAAAATCCAGGTGGTGCGCTCCAGAGTTAACGGTCCGGCCATGCTGATCGTTGTGCGTAAACGTAAATTTTTCGCGCAGCAAGTGGATTTGTGCAACAACGCCACGTCGATGAAAAAATGAGGGGGTGCTCGCAAAAATAAATAAATGATGCGATTGCTGCGGTAATGTTGAATGTTGTGGTGATTTGAAAGGTGTGCTCGATAAATCCAGTGCATTTAACCCATGTTTTAAATAAATTTAAGGTGAGTGTTATGGCAAATCCGAAAGACTTCGTCGAGCTTCAAGCCGGATTCTACAACGCTTTGGCCCAGGGTCTGGGATATTCCAGCCAAGATCCGTTTCAAGTTGTTCAGCCGTCGCCTCCGATTGTGGGCGGCGAAGATGCCGATGATCTACTCTGGGCCTATCTCAACAATATTCCGATCGCGTCTCTGACAGGGAATACACAATTCTCGAGTGGTAATCATTTCCTTACTAATTACCAGGCGGTCATGTCTGCGTTGCAGGCAGCACCGAACAACTTCCAATCAACGATCGGGCCGGCATGTTGGGATCGCTATCAACGTGCGCTGAGGGATGGTGACGTTAAACCGGGTCCTGTGCAGTTTCGCAATTGGGCACTGTATAGCGAACCGTGTTCGGCCGTCGCAGTGTCGGGTGCGTCTGCCCTTGCGGCCGCGATGCTTGATCCGATTTTCGCCGCGCAGATGAACGTCATGCCCTACAAGCCTGCCGGTTTAGAGCCGGTCACCTTCGTGCCCGGCTACTCGAAGATGCTTGCCTTGCTCAAGAAGGCGCCGAGCCGATCCTTCAGTGTCGCTGCAAACAGCTGGCAAACCGATGTGTCTCATACGTGGACCAAAGGTGGGAACACTGGTTTCTTCGGGCTATGGGGCGGCAGCAGCTATACGTCCACACTGAGCCAGAAATTCGCATCCAGCGGCGTGTCTTTGGACGCGACGTTCCAAAACGTGCTGCCGTTCAACGCGACGCCGGGCGATTGGTACAGCTCGGCCGCGCTCGGCCTCGCATTCAACAGCCCGGGCAGTGCGCCGTGGAACCCCAGCAGCCCAATCAACTGGGAAAAAACGTTCGGGCCGTCGGGCAACATGCAGCGGTTCGCATCGAGCCTCTTGATCGCCAACAAGATGGACATTACGGTTAGGTCAGAAGCGACCTATAGCGAGAGCGAGCAGACGGAGATCAGAAACAACAAGCACTCAGGATTGTGGCCGTTCTACAGCTCCAGTAGCTCAAGCGGATCTAGCACGAGTGCGTCGTTCGATGCTTCGGGAAGGATGACCGTCAAGATCACCTCGGATGCGAACGTTCCAGTCGTAATCGGCTGCATCGTTCTTTCCGCAGGCGTGTATCTCGGCCATGAAGCGCAGGCATCGAAGATGCTCACCGATAGGTTCTACGGCTGACGTAAGGCATCGCTACCTTAGCCGGCATGGCCATTCGCAGAAGGAAGCCGCTTGTGCCGTGCTCATTTCGGGCGGGACCCTTTGGGTCCCGCTTCTTTCGCCACCGGAGAAAGGTTAGACTCATGACTTCGTTCGTCGAACTGCAAGATCGCTTTGTCACCGCGGAATTCGCTGCGCTTGGGTTTGCCAAGTCGGGCGGGCAAGTGCTACAGCCTGCCTCTTTCCTGTGGCCCGAGGATAACGAGTCACTGTGGTCCTACTTCAATACAATTCCGGCTGACTTACCGATCTATGCACCAAGCGGCGGTGACACATTTTTTGCAGCGTATTCCGCGCTGATTCACTCGTTGGAAGCTGGATCCAATCCGCTCGATCCGATCGCAATCGCAAAGCGTCGCCTTGACGAGTGGGGGCAGCGCCCCCCCACCTGGAACGTCGACTACACGGGCTTCATGAGGCAGCTCGCGAATGCTCCCCAGGTCAAGTTTCCGTTCAGCAGCGAGGCCGAGCCCAATGCGGGATTCTGGGGCATTTGGGGCGGTAGTGAACCAATCTCGGGACCTAGTGCGCAATTCGCCGCTGGCAACGTTTCCGGCCAGTTCGAATTCGAACACGTGCTGCGGTTCTCGCCAACACCTTCCAGCTGGTACGTTTCTTCAGCGCTGTCACTTGCGTACGCTACGCCGAGCGGCCACCCTTGGAATCCAGGTTCGCCGATCAATTGGCAATCCACGTTTGGCCCTCAAGGTAACATGCAGCGCTTCGTGGCCAGCTTGCTCGTCGTTTCAGATATGGATGTGGAGTACGCATCAAGCGCGACGCTCAGCAAGGTCGACCAGCAATTGATTCAAGCCAATCAAGCGGAAGGCATGTGGCCGTACTACCTGAACGATGTCGTCACTTCCACCGACATTCGTTTCAATAACGCAGGTCAGATGACGGTGGGAATCACCAGTCAGCAGCAGACGCCGATTATCCTCGCCGCGTCCGTGCTAACCGCAGCGCAATTCCTTGGAGGGTAAGGATAGCGCGATGCAGTGGCTCGGTCGTCGACAGCGCGGTTGCGTTTAGGATTCTATATTGACTGGTATCAGTCGTTTGGATCTTCTGAGCAAGATTCGCATGGCGAGCCACTGCCGAGCGCTGAATAGTGTCGTCGGCCCTGTAATCGACTCAACTTCGATATCGAGCGCCGTCAGTGGCAGTGGCTTACAAAGTAGATTGACGATCTGAAGGGGCCGGCTAGGCTTCATTGGCGCTTGCCTTGCGACGGCCTGTCCCGCAGTTTGCGGGGGGCAAGAACTCCGACACTGTTCTCGCTTCCGCCCATGCTTCGACTTCTCGCGTGAGCCATCCGACGCGTCGGCCAGAAAGTGCGCGCGGTTTCGGGAATTGCTCCTGACGTACAAGTTTGTGAATCACGGCGGGGGACAGGGAGATCGCGTCAGAAACTGATGTGATATCGAGGTAGATCGGTTTCATTGCTACCGTCATGTTGGGAATCTTCCTCATCGGTCGGCAGGTATCGCACGAACGAGCTGCATCAGCCCCGTCTCGAGCGTGATGCCGGCGGTTGCCGCCCAAGTGCACGCATCCTGAGCGGCTTTGTGGCGGGCAAACGAACCGATCTCATCGGCCATCAGGTCCAGCAGTTCGACGTCGGCCGCATGCGAGATGTCGGTGATCAGCGAGCGAATCTCGATGCGAAGGGCGTCGATCCGCGCGAGCCTGCCTCGGCGGGTGCCGATGCGACCCACTTTCACGACGTGCGCGAGTATCTGAATGGTCTCGAATGGGACGGCGTCGAGCGCGTGCGCGCGATGCCGTCGAAGTACCTGCACGTCGCCGACAGCGAGTATGTGCAGCTCGCCTTCATGAAGTGGATGATCGCGGCCGTTGCGCGCGTTGTGGAGCCGGGCTGCAAGGTCGACAACGTGCTGATCCTCGAAGGCCGCCAGGGCTGGCGGAAATCGACCGCGCTGAAGGTGCTTGCCGGTAAGCAATGGTTCACCGACACGCCGATCCAGATCGGCAACAAGGACACGTACGCTGTCATGGCCGGGAAGTGGATCATCGAACTGGCCGAGCTGGACTCGCTCAACAAGACCGACTCGTCGGCAGCTAAGAGCTTCTTCGCGACCGAGACGGACCGATTCCGAAACTTCTATGGCAAGCGTGCGACGGACGTCCATCGTCAGTGCGTGTTCGCCGGATCAGTCAACTTCGATGCGTACCTCAAGGATGAGTCGGGCAACCGGCGTTACTGGCCGCTGCATTGCGGCGGGCTGGTCGATATCGACGGCATTGCGCGCGTGCGGGGTCAGCTCTGGGCCGAGGCCGTGCACCTGTACCGCGAAGGTGTCGTGTGGCACGTGACCGAGGCCGAGCGTCCGCTGTTCGAGGTCGAGCAGGCCGAGCGCTACGAAGGTGACGTGTACGAGGACGTGATCGGCAAGCAACTGGAGTATGCGGCCCGGACGACGATGGAGGAGATCCTGCGCGATGTCCTGAAGCTCGATTCGTCGAAGTGGACGCTGCCCGAGCAACGCCGCATCGGCAAGGCGCTGAAATCCCTCGGCTGGGTGCGCAAGCGGGAATCGACGGGATCGCGTGGCTGGTTTTACGTGCGGGACGAACACGAACCGGAGCGCGTCTTGGAAGCGGTGGCTGCGGGCGATGACGATAGCCCGCTGTGATGGTTTGGCGCGCTGTGGACGTCCCAATGTCCCGACGTCCCAAAGCCCGCCACGTGTGCGCGTATGTGCGTGCGACGTGCGCGACGTAGGCGGCGCATGTCGCGCGGGCGCGCGCCCCTGCAAGCCTTTTCCCTTGGGACATTGGGACGTTAGGACGTATTGGAGAGAGTCATGATCGATTTGAAAGAGCGGGCGGGTGTAGCGATGAGCGTTCGTGGTCAGTTCACCGACCCAATTGCCGATCCGAAAGTTACTTTGGGCGCACTGGCCTTTGCGAACGATCTCGGTCGGTTGCTGATCCGGATAAAGGCCGGGCCGCAGGCGACGCCTGCGATGATTCGACGCGCATCGTTGCTGTTGGCGCAGATGATCCGGACGTCGGGCCGCTTCAAACGTGCCCGCTTCACGGGCTATACGCGAGATGAGCGCCGCGATCAGCGTGCGGGGCATGCGGTCGAGCGCGCGAACGTCGATATCGTCGAGCGGTTCGCGCTTCGCTTGCTGGACGAGTGGGTGAACGACCAGTGTGTCGAGTGCGGGGGGCGCGGTGTCGTGCGTCGCGTGCGAGTCGCAGCGCCGGCAGCGGAATCGTGCAGGGTGTGCGCCGGGAGTGGGCGCGTGTGTATCTCCGAGGAGCGCATCCCATTCTTCAGCGGCCGTAACGGTCCGCTGGTGTTTCGGGAATACGAACCGTGCGACGAATGCGGCGGTATGGGGCGCGTTACTGCGACGCCGGCCGCAGATTCCAAGGGCCGGCATATCTGCCCCGACTGCTCGGGTTCCGGCAAACGGCCAATCGACGATGCGGGCCGCGCACATGCGCTTGGCGTATCGCTCGTCGAATATCGACGCAATTGGTCGTGGCGCTTCCACGACATGCTTGCGTTGCTCGATAACGTGGATGGATCGGTGTCCGACACAATGCGCCGGCAATTGCGAGGATGAAACGTATTCCATTTCAAGAGCGAATCGCTTACACTTCGCACATCCTTTACCGCGTCACTGGATACGTGAGCGACCGCACACTCGTGTCGCAACCTCCGCCCGACAGGCGCATTGAATCGCGGGAGCGCCGCGACCAACAACGATAAAAGTCTGTCGGGATCTGGTGGGAGGGCGCTCGCCCCTACGAAATGAATTCCAAAGCCCTGAGTGCGAAAGCCCTCGGGGCTTTTTGCTTGGCAGAAAGGAAACTGAAGGCATTGGCGTAGAATGCGCGCAACCAAATAACCGGGGGCGCTATGAAACGGAATGCGATTGGCTTTGCAATTGCACTGGCTTGTGTCGGTTGCGGAAAGAACCCGCCCGATCCTTCTTCGATGACGATGGGGCATAAACTTGCGGAGTTGGTATTCGACCGGAATGTGGAGTCGAGTGCTCCGGAGGTAGTCGAGACGGAGCGTGTATTGGCGGCAGCGTCGAAGGTGATGATTGAACCGGGCGACAAGTTGGCTGAGCAGGCATGGTATTTCACGAAGGAGTTGCGAAAGGATGGCATTCGTGAATCCGGTATTGACGCTCTGGAAGTGTGTACGAGGGTGGCGGAAAAGCTCGGCGAACAGATCGACTTCGCATCTTGTGGGCCGCACTACGTAGTGAGCCGACATAGCGGGATGTCGCATACCGACACCGTTTTGGGGTTGGTTGGATTGGCCAGAGCCGCGAAGGTACTGAAATCCAAGGAGCCGCAGTAATACTGGATTCAACGAATCTGTTGATCATCTGAAAGCCCTGAGTGCGAAAGCCCTCGGGGCTTTTTGCATTGGGGCGCTGAAATGCGAAGCGAGTCGGCCGTCGGGCCAAGCGAAATCTGGTCGATGTGGGACGAAGACCGAGGCATGGGGCGCGCTACTGCGCGGTGCTTCGTGTTTGAAGATGCGATGGACCGCATCGTGTGGGCGATGGACCGGGCGGACGACCGTGCGATCGTGGATCTCGCGGTCGGTGCGGGTCTGCCTATTTTTTGAGCAGGCGGGGACCCTACATGCGAGCCAACACGCGGGGGCTCGCACCCGCGTTTTTTCTCTACTGGCGAGCTTCCATAGGGGGTCATATTCATGCCGACTCAGCAGCAGATCGCCGAGCACCTGGACCTTGATCAGTCGGCCGTTTCGCGGTTCGTCGACAAGATTCGGCTCGATTACCGTGCGGCGTCGATCGACGAGATCCGCATCGCATACATTCGCCACCTACGCGAGGTCGCTGCAGGCCGCGCGAGCGAGACCGGCATCGATCTCGTCGCCGAACGCGCGATGACCGAGCGCGTCGATCGCGAGATCAAGCTGCTGACGCTGGCTGAGAAGAAGGGCCAGCTCGTCAACGCGGCGCAGCTCGAACAGGCGTACGGCCAGATGGTCGGCGCATTTCAAACGGAATTGCTGGCGCTGCCCGACAAGCTGGTGCAGGAGCTACGCACACTGTACGGCGTCGAGGTCGACGTCGAATGGTTGAACGAGCATGTCTATGGATGCCTTCAGCAGCTTTCTGAATACGACGCAGACGGTCCGGGCAGTGATTCGCCGGATCGCGCAGCTTCTGCGTCCGCCCGAGCGGATCGGGACGACGGAATGGGCGCGCAAGCATCGGAGGATGAGCGCGAAGGCGACGGCGACGCCGGGCCGCTATAACCCGAACATCACGCCATGGGTCTTCGGCATGCACGACGCGCTTGACGATCCGACCGTGCAGAAGATCGTGTGCATGAAGTCCGCGCAGGTCGCGTGGACGGACGGCGTGCTGCTGAACTACATCGGCAAGCGGATCGACGTCGACCCGTGCCCGATGATCGTCATGTTCGCGAAAGAGAAGTCCGCGAAGAAGTTCAACCTCGAAAAGTTCGAGCCGATGGTCGAGGTAACGCCCCGCCTGTCGGCGAAATTGCCCGTGCACGCGGCGCGTGACAAGAACAACCTGTGGGATCACAAGACGTTTCCGCGTGGTTTCCTGAAGTTCATCACGTCGAACGCACCGGACGACGTGAAGTCGACGCCGGCCCCGATCGTCGCGGTCGAGGAACCGGACGACGCGAACACGAACGTGCGCGAGCAGGGCGATTCGATCACGCTGCTGGAAGAACGGAACAAGAGCTATTCGGACAGCCGGCGCAAAGTTATTTTTGGCGGCACGCCGACCGTCGACGGCTTCTCGCGTATCCAGCAGGCGTATCTGACGTCGGATCAGCGCATCTATCTGGTGCCGTGTCCCGATTGCGGCGAGGAGCATGAGCTAGCGTGGGAGAACGTGACCTGGAGCGAGGACGCGGACGTCGCGCATGAGGTGTTCGGTCGTGCGCGGCCGGATTCGGCTCGCTATACGTGTCCGCATTGCGGTTCGTTGTGGGACGATCCAGCGCGCGTGCGCGCGGTCCGGCGCGGGCGATGGGTCGCGACGGCATCGTTTCACGGCGTCGCCGGCTTCCGGCTGAACGAGCTGGTCTCGCCGTTCCCCGGCTCGCGCATGGCCGAGCTGGTCAAGAAGTGGCTGACGGCCGAGAAAGCGCTGCGCGAGGGCGACGACACGAAGATGCGTGCGTTCGTGAACAACTCGCAGGGGCGCGCGTACAAGTACAAGAGCGATCTGCCCGAGCTGGACGTGCTGGCGGAGCGTGCGATGCCGTACGCGGCATTCATGGTGCCGACCGGCGGGCTGTTGCTGACGCTCGGCGTTGACGTCCAGCACGACCGGCTCGCGATCATCCTGCGCGCATGGGGGCGGGGCGAGGAAAGTTGGCTCGTCGTGTGGGACGAGATTCACGGCAACGTGCTGCATCAAGAAGCCGATCCGCTGTCGGGCGGTGTATGGGGCGCGTTGACCGCGCTGCTGACGCACGGCTACCGGCACGAAAGCGGCGGCATGCTGCGAATTCGGGCGACGTCGATCGACTCGTCGGACGGCTCGACGTCGGACGCCGTATACAAATATGTGCGTGCCGCGCAGAGGGCCGGACTGAACGTGCTGGCGATCAAGGGTAGTACCGAGGTCAACGCGGAGATTTTCAGCGTGCCGAAGGCGTCGGTCGATTCGACGCGGAACAACAACAAGGCGGCGAAGTACGGGCTGCGTCCGTACATGGTCGGGGTTAGCAAGGCGAAAGACCTGATTCTCGACAACCGGCTGAAGCTCGACGGCGACGGACCGGGGCGCATGCACTGGTACGTCGGCGTGCGTTCCGACTATCTCGCGCAGGTGACGGCCGAGGTCAAGGTGCCGGGCCGCACCGGTACGAAGCGCGTCTGGCAGAAGAAGGCCGGCGGGCGTAACGAAGCGCTCGACTGCGAGGTCTACGCGCTGCACGCGGCGCGCAGCGTCAAGACTCACTTGATGACCGAGGCGCACTGGCGCGTCGAGCAGGTGCGCGTGTCGCAGGTGTCGCTGTTCGAAGCCGTGCCGATACTGGAAGCGCTGCCGTCCGCGTTGCCGATCGACACGTTGCCGGCCGAGCGGACAGATGTAGATCCGCCGCAGCCGACCGAGCCGGTGCAGCCGGTCGCGAAACCAATCGAAACCCCGCCCCCGAGCGGGGTTTCGCGCATTCAGGGCCGTCGTGTCGGTCGTTCGACGTACCTGAAGCGCCGCTAAACGAGGGAGCCGCATGGCATACACAAAACAGGATCTGGAACGTATCCAGTCGGCGATCGCCAAGGGCGAGATGGAGGTGCAGTACGCCGACCGTCGCGTGCGGTATCGCTCGATCGACGAGCTGCGCGCGGCGCAGACCGAGATCATCCGTGCGCTCGATGGCGCGAGCGGCCGGTCGCGCATGGTGCGTCTGCGACACGCCGGCAAGGGGGTGCGATGAGCCGAACCTATCCGATGCTGTCGCAGCGTGGCTTCGTCGTGCCGACCCGGCTGAAGGCGGCGGCATACGAGTCGGCGAGCACGGGTGGGGCGCGGGCGGAGTCGTGGAAGGTGTCCGGTGCGGGGCCGAATGCAGCGGCGGTGCAGAACCTGCCGCTGCTGCGGCACCGCGCGCGCGACGCGATCCGGAACGACCCATGGGCGAAGACCGCCATCGCGCGCCTCGTCTCCAACACGATCGGCTCAGGCATTCAGGCGCATCCGCAGCATCCGGACGACGCGACCCGCAAGCGCCAAAAGCAACTTTGGGACGAAACCGGCGAGGAGATCGACGCGGACGGCGTAGCCGATTGGGCTGGCCTGCAGACGCTGGCAGCCCGCACGTTCTTCGGCGATGGCGAGGTGCTGGTGCGACGGCGGCTCCGCAATCGTCGCGACGGGCTGGCCGTGCCGATGCAGATCCAGCTCCTCGAAGGCGACCTGTTGCCTGTCTGCAAGAACGAACGGGTGCCGGGTGGTGAGATCGTGAACGGCGTCGAGTACGACGACGAGGGCCGACGCGTCGCGTATCACCTGCTGCGTCGACACCCCGGCGAGTACAACCGCGCGAGCGTCGACAGCACGCAGACGGTCCGCGTGCCGGCCGACGAGATCGCGCACGTTTTCCTCGCGTTGCGGCCCGGCCAGGTGCGCGGCGTGCCCGAGTTGTCGACCGTGCTGCTGCGGCTGCACTCGCTCGACAATTTCGACGACGCCGTGCTGTTCCGACAGGAGGTCAGCAACCTGTTTGCGGGATTCATCGTGAAGCCGCACGCCGAGCTGGGGCCGCTCGGTGATCCGGTGACGGGCGGGCCGATCGAGACCGATGTCGACGGCTTCTCGCCGGTCGTGTCGCTTGAACCGGGCGGCATGCAGGAACTGGCGCCGGGCGAGGACGTGAGGTTTGCGGCCCCGCCGGGCGCGGGCAACGACTATGCACCGTTCATGCGCCAGCAACTGATGGCGGCAGCGGCTTCGGTCGGCATGCCGTACGAAGTGCTAACCGGTGATCTGCGCGACGTCAGCGACCGCGTGCTGCGCGTGATCCTGAACGAATTTCGCCGCTCGGTTGAGCAGCTTCAGTGGAACGTGTTCATCCACCAGTTCTGCCGGCCCGTATGGCGCTGGTGGGTCGACGCGTGCGCGCTGTCGGGCGCGATGCCGATGCCGGACTACTACCGTACGCGCCGAGATTACCTGCGGGTGCGATGGGTGCCGCAGGGCTGGCCGTACATCCATCCGGTGCAAGACGTCACGGCGAAACGGATGGAGATCCGGGCTGGGCTGGCGAGCCGGACGGGCGCAGTGCTGGCCCGAGGAGATGACCCCGAGCAGGTGGACGTCGAGAATGCGGCCGATCAGGCGCGCGAGCAGCGGCTGGGGCTTCGCTATGACACACAGGTGCCTGCCGACAGCGGGCCAGACATGACGGGAGGTGAAGGTGAAACGTAATCGGAAGTGGTGGGACATCCGTGCGCAGGCGAGCGCGGATGGCGGCAAGGTGGCCGAGATCCGGATCTACAGCGAGATCGGTTTTTGGGGCGTCGACGCGGAGCGATTTATTTCGCAGCTCGACGCGGCCGCAGCGGGCGCATCGTCGATCATCGTCGCGATCAATTCGATGGGCGGTGACGTGTTCGACGCCTTCACCATCTACAACGCGCTGCGGCGCTACGAAGGCAAGGTGAAGGGGCGCGTTGATGGGATCGCGGCGTCGGCCGCGTCGCTGGTACTGATGGCATGCGACGAGATCGAGATGCCGGAAAACGCGATGCTGATGATTCACCATCCGCACACGATCGCGGCGGGTGAGGCCGGCGACTTCCGGCGCATCGCGGACCTGCTCGACAACGCCAGCGCCGGCATTCTCGCGGCGTACGTTAGTCGCAGCGGCCTGTCGGAAGACGAGGTGGGCGCGATGATGGACGCGGAAACGTGGCTGACGGCTGCGCAGGCGAAGGAGAAGGGTTTCTGCGACACGATCGAGGCCCCGGTGAAGCTGGCGGCGTCGGCGAACGCTGCGCCGCTGCTCGCACGTTTCTCGTCGGTGCCGGATGTTGTCCAAGCGGCGATCGACGCGGCTGGCGATCCCCCCGCGCCGGTCCCTGAGCCGCCGGCACCACCTCCCGAGCCGCCAGCGCCGTCCGCACCGATTGTCCCCGACGTCGGAGCGCTCGCCACGCACGTATTCAACATGTTGCGCGAAGCGAACCTGAGCGACTGCGCGGAGGGCGTGATCGCTGCGACAGGCCTGCGTGATCGCGACACGGTCGATCGCGCGATCCAGAACGCGACGGACATCGCGGGAATCTGTCTCGCGGCGAATCAGATGGACCTGGCCGCGCAGTTCGTGGCGAGCGGTCTGACGCCGGACCAGGCGCGTGCACGGTTGTTCGAGCGCGTGACGGCGTCGCAGCAGCCCGTGAACGGTCGGCCGGACCCGAAGTCGACGCCGATTCCGCAGGCGAGTGGTCGCACGGTGCGGTCTTCGGACATCTACGCGGCCCGCCGCGTGGTCAATGCAACTTCTCAACGCTGAAAGGAGCGCTGAATGTCGAATATCAAGACGATGGGCATTTTGCCCGGTGAATTCCTGATCTCCGAAGGGCCGGGCGCGATCTCGCGCGATGCAGTCACGGTGGCGGCCGGCCCGGCACTCGCGGCCGGGACGCTGCTCGGCGCGATGGCGACGGGCGAGTATGCGCCGTACGACAACGCCGGCAAGGACGGCGCGGAAATCGCTGTCGGCATCCTGTACGCCCCGCTGCATGAATCGGGCGTCGCGCGTCACGGCGTCGCGATCATGCGGCTGGCCGAGGTCGACGGGCGATTGCTGACCGGGCTGGATGCCGCCGGCCGCGACGATCTCGCATCGCATCACATCGTCATCCGCTAACCGAAGCGGAACCCATCCATCCGAAGGCCGCGCCGATGCGCGGCCTTTTGCATTTCAGGAGCAAAAATGGCAGACATCAACCTTTTCAACGACGACGCCTTCTCGTTGTCGTCCATGACCGCGGCGATCAACGAGCAGGAATACGTGCCCGGCCGCATCAGCTCGACGGGGATGTTCGACGAGGAAGGCATCACGACGACGGTCGTGCAGATCGAGCGCGACGGCGACAAGCTGGCGCTCGTTGCAGCAGGGGAACGCGGCACGCCTGCGCCGAACGTGGCCGGCAGCAAGCCGAACCTGATCCCGTTCAACACGGTGCACCTGCCGCAGCGTGCGGCGATCAAGGCTGACGAGATCCAGAATCTGCGCGCGTTCGGCTCGGATAGTGAGCTGGAAACGCTGCAGAACTATGTCAACCGTCGCTTGGCGAAGATGCGGCGCATGCTCGACGCGACGCACGAGTTTCACCGGCTCGGCGCGATTCGCGGCGTGATCCTCGACGCGGACGGCAAGCGCGTCGTCGCGAACCTGCTCGACAGTTTCGGCATCAAGCAGCAGGTCGTCGAATACGAGCTGTCGAACCCGAAGACCGAGATCCGGATCAAGAACGAAGACACGCTCGAAGCGATCGAAGACGCGCTCGGCAATGTGCCGTTCACGGGTGCGCGCGCGTTCTGCGGCAGCAACTTCTGGCGCAAGCTGCTGACGTTGCCGACCGTCAAGGAAACGTTCCTGAATACGGCCGCTGCAGCTGCGCTGCGAGGTGATCCGCGTGGATCGATCGAGCTGGACGGCATCGTGTTCGAGCGGTATCGCGGTGCAGTGGGCGGTGTCCCGTTCGTCGGCCCCGACGAAGCGTATGCGGTGCCCGAGGGTGTGCCGGATCTGTTCATCTCGCGCTTCGCGCCGGGCGACTACACGGACGCCGTGAATACGATCGGCTTGCCGTACTACGCGCGGCAGGAACTGATGCCGTTCAACAAGGGTGTCGAGATCGAGGCGCAGTCGAACCCGATCCACCTGTGCACGCGCCCGCGTGCGTGTATCCGTCTGAAGGCCTGACATGGCGTTTCGGGATCTGATCGCGGACGTCGACTCGGCCGTGCTGCGCGATCTCGGCGATGCGGATATCACGATCGACGGCCGGCCCGTCGAAGGGATGTTCGCATCGCCGTGGCTCGGGCCGGATTTCGGCAGCCAGCGCACGCAGTTGGTCGCGCCCGTGTTCCATCTGCGCGACCGCGACGCCACAAACGTCCGGCAAGGCAGCGTCCTGATTGCGAGCGGCGAACGGTATCGTGTGCTCGAGGCGCATCCGGACGGCACGGGCTGGACAATCCTCATTCTCCAGTAGCGCATATGGACGACGTAAAAATCGAGATCAACATCAGCGAGGTGACGGCCGTGTTGCAAGGGCTGTCATCGTCCGCGATGCGGGCCGCGTGGCGGCGCACGTTGCGCAAGACGGCAGGGTGGATCAAGAGCCAGACCGCGAAGGAAGTCGGGGCGGCGACGAAGATCCCGCAGAAGGTGATCCGTCGCCGGATCTATTTCTTCCTGCGCTCAGCAGACGCCGGCAAGGTCTGGCTCGGCCTGAACCCGATCGAGGCGCATCGCCTCGGCAACGCGATGAAGACGCGCAAGGGCATGCGCGTGGGACGCCAGTCGTTCGAGGGGGCGTGGCGGCAATCGAAGCGCCAGCCGGATGGGCCGATCTACGAGCGCGTCGGCAAGGAACGCATGCCGTACCGGATGGTGACGGTTCAATGGCAGCAGACGGGCGATCCCGCATTCCGACGCGCCGCGAAGGCGTGCGAAGACAGGTTGTTGGTGATCCTCCAGCAGGAGGTGAACTACGAACTACTGAAGGCGATACGACGTGCTTGAGAACCTGAAACAGTTACACGACGCGATCGAACAGGGGCTGCGAATCAAGCTGCCGGCGATGAAGCGGATCGAGGCGTACCCGCGTCTCGGTCAGAAGATCGAAACGCCGTTGATCGCGATCGAACTGAGCGAGTTCGAGCCCGGACACGACGATGGCACCGACGACGTGCCGCTGATTGCACGCATGCAGGCGCGCATCGTGTTCGATCCGATCGACGAGGGTGCGGAGCTGGCCGTGCGCGAGGTCGCGGCCCGCGTCGCGATGGCGGTGCACATGCAGACGTGGGATCTGCCGATCACTCCCGGCAAAGTGGTGCAGGTTGCGGAGGATCCATTCCGCCCGCAGCTCGATACGTATTGCGTCTGGCTCGTCGAATGGACGCACGAATTCGGTCTCGGCATGGCGCTGGGCGAGATTCCGGACGGGCCGATGATTCTGTGGGGCGTCGATCCCGACGTTGGCCCCGGCAGTGAAGGGCAGTATTGGGATCCGGCGGATGAACAGGGGGCAGGCGCATGAGCGATTACGAGCTGGGCGAGATCGATCGCCGTATGGCGTGCATGGTGCAGCACGGCACCGTCGAGGGCGTCACCTACCAGCCGCCGATGTGCCGCGTTCGCATCGGCGCTTGGGTCAGCGACCTGATGCCGTGGAAGACGGCTGCTGCGGGCGCAGTGCGTTTCTGGCGCCCGCCGTCCGTGGGCGAGCAGGCAACGATGGTCGCGCCGTCCGGCGATCTGGCCGGCGCATACGCGATCCCCGGCTACTACTCGGACCAGCACGGCGGCTCGGCGCGGACCAGTCCGGCTGAAACCGCGTGGGACTATCCGGACGGCGCGTCGGAGGTGTACGACCACGAGAAACACGAATACCGCGTTGATGTGCCGGCCGGCGGCAGGATCGTGTTTCGCATCGGCGGCACCGAGCTGGAGCTGCGCGCGGACGGCGTGACGCTGCGCACGCAGCAACTGCTCGGCGATATCCCGGATTCGACGTTCACCGGGAACACGACGACGGAGAAGCTGCTGACGTTCAACGGCGGGATGCAGGGCAAGGGCGGCGCTGCTGGCGGCCCGGCTGTCCAGGTGAACGGCGGTGCACGCTATACGGGCGACGTTGATATCGGCGGCAAATCGTTCCTGCGGCACTCGCACATGGAACAGGGCGACGGTGCGCCGGTATCACCGCCGCTGTAACGAATCCATTCGCAAAGTCACTTTGCCCCGCTTCTGCGGGGCTTCGTTTTTTGGGGATCACAGATGGCAAAAGACAATGCACAGGCTGCAACTCGCGACGCACCGACCCGCGCGACGTATCTCGACACGAAATTCCGCAGTCGCGTGATCGTGTTTCCGGACGGCGACGTGCTGCATGTTACTGCCGGCGAAGTCGTCGCGACGACCGCCGCGCATATCGCCTATCTCGACGCGAATGCGGATTACAAGCGGCTCGAGGAGCGCGGATGA